ACACCGCTGCTACAAAATTCACAGCCAGGACAAAGCCCAGGACCGAGATTCTACCCAGTCCTTAGACGCCTCAACAGAGCCATCCACCAGGCCTCCAGTTATCACGGCCAGGTCCAGTAAATTGGTGAAGTTTGCATTTAAAAATATCCGGAAAATACTCTCGACTACGAAAGAGCCTCCGTAAACCTGATCGGGCCCCCAAGTAAAACTCACGCCTTGGTCTACCGACACACCGACGACGTACACCGACGACGTACTGTCCCATATAACGGAGTATATTATCTCGGTTCCGGGACCAAAAGCAGGGGTCGTCACTACAGCTGATGTAACGCCATCGGTAGACTCGGCCTGTGTCGCGGTAGCGTTCAATCGTAACAATGAGTCAGTACTATTTTGGAGGCTCAGTAGCCCCTGTAGTGAGCTCACCTCTGCCTGGCCGGGCTCTAGTACATGTTCGAAAACTAGGATCCCGGCGTCTTGTTTGAAATTGGATCCCACGACTAATGGTAGGGTAATGGCGTCGATGTCTCTTGGCTCTGCAGAAGCGACCGTGGGCATGTAAGATGTTCTGAAATCATTGTCCTCCACTTGCCACCGGATATTCCCTCCGCCTGCGTGGGTGAATGTGATAGGTGTACCATCAGCGACGAACTGTAGCGCTGCCGCACTGGTTGCCGTACCTGTAGCGCCTCCGGATAGAACAATACTACCCAGGCCGTCTGCGTCGTCTAGCCAGACGGTGTAATTTGCTGCCGCAAGTGTAATAGTTTGTGTGGCGGGCACGTCTGACGGGAACGCAAAGTTAGTTGCTGCAGGCTCATGCAGCATGTGAGGTTTGGGTGATATATCCGCACCGGGGGCCTCGATAACAATCTGAGTCCCACTGATAGAGTTGCCGTTATGGGTGTCATACGCCTTGACCCCAAGAACATTACAATTAAATATTTGCTCAGAGTTGATGTACGTTGCCGGGGTCTGGTTAGTCTGGTTGGTCACGTCCTCGGCCTGCGGGTGCCATACATCTACAGCATCCCCGGCAACGTTAAGTTTAACCCCCATCCGGTCCGCTGCACCGCTGGCTGCTGTCACGGCGGGGGTGAGCCGTTGCCAGGCCCCAGTAAGTGACGCGGTAACATCCACGCCATTTGCTCCATCACCCCCGTATAGTAATACAGTACCCGACCCTGTGCGCCTTCGCACCCAAAAAGAGGCCGCTATCTCGGCCCCCGCATCGTAGCCAGCGTCGTTAATGTACACTCGCCCTGCGTTCGCGGTTGCAATTACCGTATACGCGGAGGTCCCCCCGTCAGGATCAAGGATCCCGGGGGTTAGTGTGGCGTCAACCTTCACCCATGGTGCAACGGTTAGATCTTCAGAACTCGCGGCTAAGTTGGTAACCCTCCGCGCCCCCCGGTATCTAATTTCATTAGCCGAGGCTGGCAAGATATTGCCTTCAAAACCTGTGACAGTGGCTGGTGTGGCGCGACCATTGGCCAGGCTGCCGCCAGCTGCGTCAAAGGTTATGCCTAAATTACCAATGGACAGTATCAGGTCTACTGGGGATAGATTTCCCCCGGACACCCAGAAATCAAAGAGCAGGTCTCCTAGTGACCCAGGGCCGTAGCCGAGGGTGATCAATACCTGATACCACATATCATCAACGGTGCCTGGTACGCCCCCCTGAGACACCAGCATAGTGTATTCCCGGTCCATGACCGTGTCACCTATGCCACCATTAGCGCCTAGCCAATTGTAGTACTCATCCTCCAGGCTAAGGTTAGTTATGTTTATTACCGCATACATCGCGTCGTTAATGGTCATACTGTAGGCCCTGCAGCTGATCCGCTGCCTGAAGTGCCACGTACCCTGGCAAAGTTATTCTTGCCAGTGCGTTGGGCTCTGCCTTGCATACCATCCAGAGATTTAGCATCGGATAATTTTTTCATGTACAGCCCCCACATGTCAGACTGCATAGCGCGAGACCCTGAGATAGGGACCGCCATATCTGCGGCCAGCCGGGTGGCAAAGGCCTGTATAAAATTTGGAGAATACACCAGGGGATCTTCTATCCGGGCGATGTATTTTAGGTAAACTTTCTTTGAGTTACACGTGATCCGGTTCCCCTCTTTAGCCCAATCCAGGTTCGAAGGGCCATCCACCCTCTGGTCATCGCGAACGGTTAGCACGCGGAGCAGGTCCACGGGCATAGGGAATTCGTAAGAGTACCCAAAAGGCGGGGGAGTCAGTGACGGGGTCAAAATAGCTCGGCGTGTGGCAAACGTCCACGCCGCGTCCTCCAACACCGCGTCACGTACCCCATCATAGTTAGCAGCCACCACGCCAGCCTCCGTGGAGCCATCAGAGAAGGAGGTGATTGTATCGGCACCCAACCAAGTTAATGCCTGGTTAGCTATGGATATTTTACTGGCCATGGTGCTGCCTCAAGTTGAGTTTTAGTTACTTAAAATTGGGTGCTTCCGCTGCAGCCTTGGCTTCCGCCTCAGCCTTATTTTTAGCTTTGGTTTCCGCGCCTTTCTGCGCCGGTGTCTTGTGAGGCTCAGGCTCAGGCTCAGGCTCAGTGCCTGCTTCATCGCGACTTCTCACCGCGAGAGTAGCCAGGTCTAAGTCAATACCGAGCGCTACTGCTATTTCACTAGCCTCGCACCCGTCCTCATACATTCGATCTAGTCGGGCTCTGTCGGTCCGGGTTAATCCTGCTTTTTTCATGTTTGTGCTGCCTCCCCGGTTATTCCGGGATCTGTGGACCGTCCCCATCTAAGCCGGGATCTGTGATAAATATGCCAAACGCCGTTAGCCCGTCGTAGGCCACTTCCGTTGTGGGTATTTCTGGTAGGGCTATCGGTGAATTAGGATCTAAATTCGCCCTAACTTCATTCGCTCCGCGAACCCGCTCTGCCCCCGTCGGCAATGCCTGAAAAGTACTGCCCACTGATTGTGGTTGTGCGCTCTGGACTAAACCAGAAACTACGCCTACACCTGCCATGGTTGTTCTCCTTTGTTAAAAAGACCCCCAGGTTGCCCCAGGGGTGAGTTCACTGCGAGGTAAAACTTAGCTTAATGCGTTCTTCAGGTGGACGTGCACAATGTGCTCGTCTTCTGTGCGAACTGCACCCATTGACATATGGCAATACAACTGCCATGCGAAGGACATATCTGTACGTTCGCCAACTTTAGCACTGATATCTTTAGCCACGTGCAGGCCAATAGCTTTTCTAGTGAAAGCCAGGCAAGAAACGTCGCCGTCCAAGGTGTCAGGATTTAACAGACGGTTAGACACGATCCATTCAAAACCCATCCAGTTGGGTAGATAGCCAGTAGCCAGGGCTTTAGAGTTCTGGTAATCACCAGAGGTGACCTCCATCAACTGCATTAGGCGACGTTGAACTACTGGGTTGATGACGAAGACTTTCTGCTCGTCAGGGTCTATGTCATTCTCGTAGAACTTCTGAGCTGTCTCCAGCACAGTATCCAGAGAAATAACAGTAGAGGCGCTGCCCACTACTTGACCTACTGGGAATGATACTGGAGCATTGTCACCGTCCAAAGCATCACCAGTGGCAGCTGTGATGATAATATCATCCACTGCTCGCCTCATGTTCATAGCCAGGTTTTGGGTAGACGCTGAGTTGGGGTCAATCAGCATTTGGACAACGTCTTCTTGTTCAACAACTTCACCCGTGTCCCAGGTCTCGACTGCGGTTTTTCTACGGGTCCAGTCCAGGCCATCCGTTTCGCCTACACCGCCGCTACCGTCACCACCTGCTGGTGATACCATACGGGCAGTAGTTTTCTTACGTGCAGATGATGCAGCAAGTCTGTCCCAATTATGGGCTTCAGATTGATTTTGTATCTCAGTTACGAAGTTACGAAGTTTTGCCGAGCCCTGCTGGGCCAGTTGACGTACAGCCGACTCAAATGATTCGATATACGCGCTTGTGATGTTAATAGCCATCTTGTGGATCCTCCCGGTCTCATGCCGGATAAATTGATAAATTTACCTAACATGGAACCAGGAACCCCCGGGATGCTTAATGCGCCATGGAACCTTTACGGATGGCGTGTGTGGATATCGTAAGTTATACGCGGATGTTTACTTGTTTGCAACCTCAATAAGCCTGAGCCTTTTTTGTACCGCTGCGTCCCTAGACGCGCCCATGGGCATTTCCAGTATTCGGTTAAGCAGATCGGAGGCCTCGTCCCGCAGTTCCTGCGGTGTGTTGGCCCCATTAGCGCCCTGCTGCCCTACAAGCTGTTGACCTTCAGATCCGAGTTGAGAAGCCAGGGCTTCAAGATCTCGTAGCGTCCCGGCACCCACGGTGCCAGTAGCTATGGCATCGGACAGGCCAGATGTTGGGAAAAATTGCTCTGCCACCCTCGTGGCTTTGGCCATCTTGCCTTCGTACGCCGCGCCCCACTCGGTGGCCAGATCCGACTGACCCTTGTTAAACTCCCCCTGGGCTGCATTGGACACAGCCAGGGATGAGCCGAGATAATCCTTCATGATCCCGTTGAACTGGGCTTTAGTCAGGTCGTACTTATGGGCTATGGTCTTGAATGCGTCCAACTGGTCATTGTTCACAGTGACCCCATCCACCAATTCGAACTCCGGTGTTTGGTACCCCGTGGTGTCCTCAGGCTTACCCAGTCGGGTGAACAGCTCCGCCATGCCCTCAACATCGTCCAGGCCTGGCATGTCTAAGAGTTCAGGCACCTGAGCTCGCAGTTTGCCAAGGAACTCGGATCGCTGTTCGTCAGTGGCGTTCTCCCCGGGAATAGCCAGGGATTTACCCGCCTTATTCATGAAGTACCCGAAACTGTCCATAAGGTCCTTAGGCGTCTTAGCCTGCTGGACCCGGTCCCACTCGCGGGTGTCCGCTGGTAGGATGTCTTTCCAGTTCTCTAGGGTTATGTTACTCGGGGTTGCTGGTGCCTCTGCAGCTGCGGGAGCCTCTGCAGCTGCGGGAGCTGCTGGTGCCTCTGCTACTGCGGGTGCGGGTGCTGGTGCTGGATCAGTCATCGTTCCGCTCCTTTATAGCTGCTTGGATATAATCTATCACCATACGCCTACTAGCCGAGACTACCATGGTGTGTGCATCTCCGGAGTGTGCACTCTGGTCAAAGGCTGCCTTAAGGTCCTGCAGTACCCGCTTACCGTCGTCTGTGGAGAATAGCCGTTGATATGCGTTCCGGGTGCGCTCGCGTGCAATTTTTCGGGCCTCGTCTATGGATGCCTTTTTTATGTTTGTCGGATTGTTCATGATGTTTGCCTTTTGTTGCTGTTAAAAATTCTATTGTTGGGGTCCTTGACCCTGGCCTTGTGCCTGCTGCATCTGGCTTGTTAGCTGTTCTACGCCTTCAGGTCCGCCTACGTTCTTGATCATCTCTGACCCTTGCTGCATCTGGGCTGCCTGCTTGGCCTCCTCCTGGGCTTTGGCTCTGGTCTCTCTGAGTTGCTCGACCTTGTCCTCATCGTTGATGATAGTAGCCGGTGCAGCTAATAAGCGTGCTCTCTCCCGGGTGGCCTCATCAAAGTCGATCAAGTCCAAGTTATCGGGCACTGTCTCAGCCAGCATTAGTGCCCCCTCGACTACTCTGTCGATGGCTGCGATCTTGTCTGAGGATTGAGCCCGGGACAATGGCCCTAAGAAGGCTATGTCCAGCTCTGCGTTCTCCAGGCCTGCTGGTGGCTGTGCAATCTTACCCGCTCGGGTCAGGATCATGAAGGTCCGGTTTATCACAGGGCCCCACACATCGGTGTTGATACGGCCAGCCGTTGGGCCAAGTAGCCGCTGCATCTTGTCCTCACGGATCATGGCTTCAGTGGCTGTCATTGCTGGCGACTCTTTCAGCTCCAGCTCATTGGAGTGGAAGGCCTCCATTATGGAGATCCGTAACCGGTCGATCCTGGCCACCTCCTGCTGGAAGTCAGAGCCCGATGGAGCCGCTATGATGTTCTCGGTTGAGCGTACGACATTGACCGCGCCTGCTGTGAAATCCAGGTCGCTGAATATGTCCATCTCAGGTATGAATATGGCAGGGTCAATGGCCTTCTCGCCAGCAGCCAGGCCTTGCTCGGCCATAGCGTTGACTGTCTTGATGTCAGGTAGCGCGATCATGGCAGGCGACCAGCCCCACTGGGAGCCGGACATCTTACGCCATCTGGGCGCGAAGGCTGGCATTTCGTAATACCCGCCCGTACCTAATACTGTTTTATCTGACTGTAGGATATAGCGCCATTGTATAGGCCTGCGGTCCGCTGGCATGACTCTGGACACATCGGGTACCTCTTGCCCGGGCTCTAGGTTCTCCACGTACACACACAGTATAACATCGTGCCTGATGCCTACAGACTCGGCTGACTCTGCCTGCTCGCGTATAGTCTCGGGCACATCCTCAGACATAAACTTTGACATGATCTGCACGGCTGTCCACTCGTTGCGCCTGTAGAACGCCGCCACACCACCTTCGTAATCTGACTCAAAGAATGCTTCACGGATAGGAATACATTGGAATTTCACGCCTTCCCAGTCGTCATAATCTCCGTCTATGGCTGTGTCCTCTTCAACGAGCACTGAGGTACCATAGCCAACGAGATCTTGATACATCTCGCCGCCTTCAGTGTTCAGGTTGCTGTCCTGCAGCGTCTGGTATATGACCTCTGACACCTCTTCCAGCCACTCACGAGCCCCCGCCACTTCATTCAGTTTGGAATCCCTAAAGGATGCCTCGAACCAACGTAAGAATGGGTTAGTAATGAGGCCATGAATAGAAGCCGAGAGCCGGGCAGCCGCGAACACGGCGGTAGAATCAAATACGTCCCGGTTCTCCCGCCAGTCAATCGACTGCTCGTCGGGGTAATCGTTGAACATGTCCCCCTTATATGGGAACACTAGCCGGGTGATGTCGTTCCACACGCCCTCTATGGTTCGCCTGGAGGTTCTGCAGGCCTCATACCGTGCGATCAGTTGGGCCGGTGTAAATTTACTCATGACTATACCTTGTTAATGTTGGCCCTTGTCGAGCCTATTGATCGTTTGGCATGTGACTGCCGCTTGTGGTGCATTGGGTGTACGGGTTGTCGTTTACGCGTATTCATAGAGCAATATATCACAGCGTCACCGCTATCCGTGCTCCTACCTATACGTTTAAATATGTCAGGCTTGGGTTCCACAGCTATCCTACCACCCTCTAAGAGCTTATACGTGGGTGCACAAAGATCCTGTTTAAGTTGCGAATCAGGGGGCAGACATAGGGGGTTTCTCGCGTTCTTACCGTTGGGGTCCAGGGCTTCTCTGAACCGCCAATATAACTGAGATCGTAGGTTTCTGAAGCCAAGGCGGTGCGTTGCCGCGTCCAGCTCGGTCGACTTCTCAGAGCCGGTTACGGGAATTGTTTGTATTGGTTGATCATTCAGATAGTCCACCACAGACGCACCGACACCGATTGCATCAACATGCACAGGTGCTGCGTCCCGTCTGTGCAAGATGACTTGCGCTCCAAGCGTTGGCCCGTCTGGGACTGAGATCCCTTCCATCCGTACGAGACGACTATACCAGTTGCCACATCGTGTGGATATGACGGAATCGTCTCTGCCCCCTCTGGAGGGATCGACCCCCATTGAGACCATTCCGTCTGCCTGAGACGGATGTGATTCTGTCCATCTGACCATAGCCGCTTGCACCCATGACGTTGGGATCACCTGCCAGCTGTCGTCCTCCAGGCCAGCAAGAAAATCACCGTAGAGCATTTGAGATCTTAGCGGTTCAGGCAATGATTGAAGCGTGGCCATGTAGCCAGTCCCAGATAAAAACGGGTTGTCTGTGATCCTGGAAGGTATGAACGTGCGAGACTGAGGGGTTACTAGCTCGTCGTTATGGGTGAATGGCTCCCCACTGTCTAGCTCCGTGTCCTTACCATCGACCATAGCGAACCAGCGTAGTTCTCCAGGCTTAGCCGGGGTCCCTGCATAGTCAGCGTCCAGCCAGGGCGCAAAATAGGAGATTATCCACATGCCCTCGGCTGACGTTGGCGGGTTCGAGCACATAAATGTACGACACCGCTGGCCCGGTACAGTAGATCGTACCCAGCCCATCAAGAATAATACCTGGGACTCAGGGATATTAGCCGCCTCATCCAGTACGAGCAGGTCCCTGGGGTTGCCTTGATACGCTGTCTCATCCCCCAGGTTGTTGACCCCACCCAATTGAATTTGTCGGGTCTCCTTGGGGATCCTCCAGATCTTATTCTGGCCGTTGAACCCTTTACGCGTGCCTAGGATCTCGGCTATCCGATCAACCACGGCGGTTAACTGGGTTGATTCCTTCCGGATGTACAGCGTCCGCAGGTGTTTGGTTAATGCCAGGCCTATAGCCAGGTCCGTCTTGCCACCTCCTGCAGCCCCTCCGAACAGTAACACGTCGGCTTCTGACTCACTTGCCTGGACTTGGGGCGATCCCTTCAGGGGTAGCCATCGAGGCAGAGTTTTGTGTAGTAGGTTCTGCAATCCCTGGCGTTTAGCCGGGGATAATGACGCGATATAGGCATCATAATCACGAGCTGGGGGCTCGTCAGGAGCCAAAAAGGTTATTTCTGTACCATCGTCTGTCATTTCTTCTTAACCTCGGCATACAGCCACAACAACCCCAGGTTAGCAATGAACATTACGGTGAGTATTATTATCTGTATCGTGGTCATGGGTTAGTGAATGCTGTCGTAGTGGATGAGTCGATTGCGTAGTTCTGTGTCGCTGATCGGGATTACTGCAATGGTTGCGTCCTTATTCTCGTCTGTGGTCGGGTCTAGCATCTTTTGCAACTTGCCTGCCTCGTCTATCGTGATCCGTTGCTCGGCCGTTGCCTTCAAGATCTCAGTTAGTTGAAAGATCCTGCGCTCTGACTCCGAGATGTCAGGATTGAGCATCCGAGCGCGGAGCTCAGCCAAGAAGGACAGCCGGTCACGACCAGCGATTGTGTTCATGTCCTCCGCCTTGAGGTCTGGCATAACTTTCTTGAGCATAGCCAGGCCAACATCGACGGAGGCCTTAAGCGAACGTATATCGTCACCATCGAGTCTTCGGACCACGAAGCCATCACGGCCCTCGCATTCGAATAACAGCCTTCTAGCATGCTCTATGTCTCGCATAATTTGTGACACCGGGACATCAGCCCGGAGTGAATCATAATTTATCATGACCGCACGGTATCATATCGGGGGGATCATTGCACCTTTATGCACCAAGCCGGGGTAAATTATGTCCATCTCTCTCTCAGATCACTGAATAAAAGCCGCTGACACCGAGCGCCGCTAAGACGGAAAGTGTGGTCTAAAGTTCGTGGTAACTTGTGACCACACTAGAGTACCTAGCCATTCTCTGTACCTCCCAAATACTACCCTAAAGGTTATAGACTTTAAAAAAAGAGAACCACATAACCGCACTGTATATATTTCAATAGCTTATCGTGGATAAAAGTTCTGTCAGACGCGTCCCGTGGCCCTCTTTTTCTACCGCGTCTCTCTCAGATCCATCCCTCACAGACGGAAGGCATCATAAACCATTTCTTTTTACTCGAGTTTCGATCTCCCATACGCGTCGGTCTGTGTGGGATGGCTACACCCATCTGAGCGAGGGCATCTTTAACATCCCCCATTTTCAGATGCTTTGTGGTCGCATGTACCGTTTCACAAATTTCAGTTATCGACATAGGGTGGACCTGTTCTGAATCCCAATCAAACGCCTCTTCTAACGTATCCTGTGCATCAGATCCTGACATATGCGGCTCATTTCTGGCTTTTAGTAGAGCGTCATCTTCAGGTGATAAATGAGTATTTTGATCTTCAACCCACATGGCTTTTATCTGCAGCCAGAACTGTTTCAGATCATGGTTACCCTTAGCCCTCCACATATTACCCAGCACATCAAGGTCAATATCATCTACGCGTACAGTCCAGAACCTACTACCCCCACTAATATCATTAATATAATCTGTTCGGTTCGTGGAGCCACCAAACACGGTCCTCCTGTCCATATAACTATCCCCGGCTGCATAGGCCCTCCTGTGCACATCACAGGTGTTCGACAGAAAGGCTTTCAGTGCTGCCATAGCCGCATTACTCAATGAGCCATCGATTTCAGCCAGCTCCACCAATAGATAGCTATTCACTTTGAATATATCGTCCTTGTTGCTAATGTTCAGCATCTGGCCACCTAAGAACATGTCTTTAGGTAACATGTACCTAAACCACGAGCTCTTGCCTATATTCTGGGGGCCTGTGAGCATCAGCACACCACGCGGTGCTCTGCCCTCTGCATAGCCATAAGCACAGGACACTATGCTTTTAAGCCACAGCGCTATCAAACGTTGTGTGAATGCCCGCTCATTAAAGTCCATGTCCGCTGGCTCTTTCAAGGACCCAAGCACGGGGCCCAGTCGATCCTGGCCGTCCCACTCTTCATAGCCGAGCCATTCTTTAAACGGGTGGTAGGTATTTTCGTAACTTAGCGCTAGCATGAGTTCCCTCGTTCGGTTGATGCCCAGGCAAGCTTTTGCGCTTAGGTCTTTTAATAGTGACTCGGTTAAGTTCTCTTCGTCCTCTTTAACCTCGCCGCGGCCGGTGAAGCAGTTTGTGCTTATTTTCCGGGTCTGTAGGTTACGGCGTAATGTGATCTTATAGGCGTCCATGAGAGCCGCCAGGTTGTCTCGAGTTTCGATGATGGTGTCGTCGCCTACAATGTCCGGGAAATTGATCACACGGTCGCCAACCATACCCCGGCTGGCCTCCCTAGCTGCTGCTAGTAAGGTTTTCTGTTGCTGCTCGAGTAGACTCACACTATATATAGCCAGGCGCTGCTGAACTCGCATGAGAAGCTGACGTTTAACTATCAGATCAGGTTCATACATGAAGGAGGTCAAAGCAGCGCTTATTTCAGCACCTGAGCTGCCAGGTAACAACGAGTCAATCAGCGCATCAACTTGGTCAACTTGGGCCTCTACCTGGGGCCTGGGGATATATTCGGCTACAGGATCAGCAAAGGACACCGAGGGGACATCTACCGCAGGGACGCCACGAAAAGCTGCAGCACTGTCTAAGCCGGTCCACCCTGGTTGTTGAGCGCACCAAACCATCAGGTCTTTCCCGGTTTTATCTTCACAGTGACCATGGTGACATTTGATACCTGCATTGCCATCTTTGTATGTCCAAATGGCCGTCCCGCTGGTATCGCCATCGGTATGAAATTCAAGCCAGGGACATTCTATGTCATAGATACCATCGCCTCGATCAGAGAGCACGCTCACGACCTCTAGCACTGGATGGCCTTCACATACAACACCCCCCGCTTCATTGGTCACACGTTTCGCGTTCACATCGATATTGAAGGGTGCTGCTATTTCAGCCAGGGTCACTTTCTGTTCTGGCTGCCAGTGTGTGATTGCACAGTTAAAGCCAGCGCCATCAATAAAGCTCCGGTTTTTGGCTTTGGTATTGGATCCTTCAGGGAGTCGTACATACCTGGTGACGCCTTTCATCCCGGGATCAGTTCCGGAAGGAGCCAAACCGGAACTCACGAGCCCGTCAAGTACGTTGTCGATCTGGTCGCGGGTGTAGTCTAGGAAACCGTCAATTTTAAGGATGTACCCCCACTGTTCGTTGCCTGCGCTGGTTTCTAGTTTCCATGAGGGCTCAGGTAGTCGAGCAGCTTCAACGGCTGAGAGCTTTTCATGTACGTCGTCTAGGACGATACAGCGGCAACTGTCAAAGAGAGCTTTTCTACGCCTGGCTTTGCCGTGATCTGTATTAAATAAACTGATCGTGAAATATTGATTTTCTCCTGGCACTAAAACGACCCTATCCGCTGGGCCACCAGCCCAACAAAGGGCTCGCCTGTCTTGCTGTATATCTCCCGGATCATCTGGGAATCCGGTTATGTGTGCGCGATGCGCATCGGACCCGAATATAGCCGATAAAAATTGTTGGTTAGATATGGGCGCGTGTGGTAGAGCTGTGTTATACTGATTACTCATTTATTTTTCCTGTATTGCAGTGCGGGTAGGGTTAATGAAGCATTTCTATTATGTTTGATCTCGAAAAAAGAAAACCGGCACCCTTCATTGGGCGCTGGTTTTTTTTTGCCCGGGGTAAAAGCATACCACATAAGATGGCGGTGAGCTATTTTGATTCTTTTTGATTCTTTTTGAATCTTTTTCTTGACTCTTCCGGAAATAGGCGTATAGTTCGTAACCAAGGGAGGCAGAAATTTTTAAAACCTCTCCCAGGGCAAGACGCCCAAATCTACCAAAGCACTGTAGGATCGACCTGGCATGAACCAGGGAGTCGTAGAGATACCGCACCCCATACGGACGCAACACGACGAGATTTAATTAATGCATCTTTATATAAGGGTGCATCACTTAACTCTTAACAGGAGAGCATCA